CATTGAGTCTTAGATCATTTACGTATGAACTTGCCATTTATTTTCCTCGCATTATTTAGATTATATACTTTTTTTATACAATAGTTAAGCTACATTTGTCCAGTTTGGATTTTGACTATCATCAACAGATGACCAACTTGGATCTTGACTATCGTCAACTAATCCCCAAACAAGAACACTAGGTTCTCCTGTTACACCTGACACACCTGTTACAGAAACAATAGCCTTTGCTATAGGAGAAACAGAACCGACACTCGCTGTAGCATTTAATCCTGTGACCTGTATTGTCATACCCAGTGCTATAGTTATAGTACCGAGAGCACTTGTTCCTGCTTGACCTGTTGGTGTTACATTAGCCTTTCCTATAGATGTTACAGAACCAACAGAGCCAGTAGTTTCAAGACCAGATACACTTGTGTTAGCTTTTGCTACTTGTGTTGTAGTGCCTAACGCACTTGTTCCTGTTAATCCAGAAACTGCTACTACGAGGTTATGATGCACTGTAACAGAGCCTATGCTGGCTGTAGCACTTAATCCTGCTACAGGAACATTAGCTTCTCCGTCTACATCTACTGTGACAGAACCAACTGTGCCAACTGCTCCTTGCACCGTAGCTACAGCTTGTGCATTTACACCAACTACTGGTGCACCTGTTGTTCCTGTTTGACCTGTTGGTGTTACATTAGCTGCAGCATCCGTGCTTACGTTTCCTAATGCACTTGTAGCAGATTGTCCCGTTAATGTTTGATTAGCTTTAGCTACTACGCTTACAGTTCCTAATGAACTGGTAGCGACTAATGTTGAAAGTGTTTGATTAGCTTCTGCATCTACGCTTACAGTTCCTAACGCAGAAGTTGCAGCTACACCAGATATGGTAAAGCTTATTGGTATAGATGCTGGTTGACCCCATGGACCCTCGCCCCAGCTAGCACGACCCCATCCGACAGACACTTGTTACTAAGCTATTCTTATGATAGCTGTGCTTGCTGCTGCCGCAGGAAAAACTATAGTAAAGTCTCCTGCTGTTGAGGTTTTGTCTCCACCGAAATCTATAGTAGCTACAGATGGATCACCTGACGCTGTATCATTATAGATCAAACAACCTCTTGCTGTTACTGTTGCGGTGCCAAACGTAAGATCGTTAAAATCTGTAAACCCTGTAGTTCCACCACTTGTTGGATTTACATTAGTTAACGCTGCACCGCCTGATGTGTAGTTTGTACCACTAACTTGGTTAGTTGTAGTAAATGCTGTTGTTGCAGCACCCATAGTAGCAGAGCTTGTATACAAAGCCAGTTTAAAACTATTACCACCAGAAGCCAGAAAATTATGCTTTGCTTCTAATAGCTCTTTTTTAAAGCTTGTTGTTAATGTTGATGATATTGCCATTACTTTATCTCCGTTAATATTTTAGCTAAATCTTCATGACCTTGTTGAGTCAGTAAATTTTTTATAGTGCATCTTTCACTATTGATGCTCTGTTTAATATAATAAAGTATTGTGTTGTAAATAGCTACTCTGCATTTTCAGATATTCCACAGATTCTTTCAGTTGCCCTTTCTGCCCAATACTCTGGTGGGTGTCCTCTATGATTTTGTGTTGCAACACTAATGTTTCCTATACTACTAACAGTTTCTATTTCTATCATATTAATATCTTTTAGCTTCTGGTGGTGTGCTTGTTATAGAAATAATATTTCCTTCTTTTCTTTGTTGCTCTTCTAAAGCTTGTGTATATTCTTTATAGCCAACTTTATAAAATTCTTTAGTTTCAGGGTCAATCATCACTAAAGGTGGATTTTCTAACCTATGATAACCATATATTTTTTCTTGAACAGGAACGTCAGTGTCTAAAAGACCTGATCTAGGAGCAACACTTACAACCATTCCTGCGGTTATGCATTTAGATAGCCAGAACTCAACACATGATCTTCCCGCTTCTGCGAAATGCAGGTTGCCTTTATATGTGAAATCTATACCAAACATATTTAATCTACCAACTTTATTGTATAGAGCAAAAGCTATAGCAAAACAAACAGTGTTGTTTAAATAACTACTTCCTGTTTCTTTAACAACTTCTAATAAAGGAAATTCTACAAGATTGTCGCATCTTTCATCTAACTCACATGTGTATATAGGTCCAGGATGAGATTTTAAAACCTTACGCATAATATGCGTTTGACTTCCTGCAGCATCGCTGTCTAAAAACCTACTTGCTGGGTCTAACATAAACGTTCTGTCTACTTGTCTAGCTATGCCTGCCATAGCATTTATTGCCCACACTTCGTCGTATTCTTTTCCGTGTGAAACAGCTAAATGGTAGTCTAACTGACTTTCTCCCATAGCAACTATCGCAATGTTTGCTCCTTCTAAATGCTGTAGTTTCATGATTGTGGTTGTCTTCTCACTTCATCGTATCGATATTGATCTTGAGTAGACTTACCTTCACCAAGATTTTTTAATGTTCCTATAGCTTCTTGAAATCTTTGTTCATAAATAGGTAGCGTTTCATAATTTTTTAAATAAACCATAGCTTCTGTTAGACTTCCATAAAGCATTGCGTTAGGAGCATTATCAGATAACCAAGTTGTGCCAGAGTCTCCTGCGGAAGTAAGTGAAGAAGGTCTATAAAAATAATGTAGTTCAAAACTAAAATTAGTGTTAGGTGTAGGAGCTAATATAAATGTAGTATCATCAAACTCAGCGTAATACTTAGGTTCCCCTGTTGTTGCAGCAGCAGGTGTGAAGTCTCGTATAAAACTTGTGTGTTTTAATTGTAAAAAATTATAGTTAGAACTACTGTCTATAACAGCTAAACTAAAAGAAGATAAATAATCAGTAGGTGCTCCTAAGTATGGATTACTAGCTGTTCCTGACCCTGTTACGTTTTTTATAAAATTATCTAATTGAACGTTTTTTAAAATTCTTTCCTCTGCTGTTTTTATAAAGTTAGGTAGATTAGTTACGAAAGATGTTTCTGTAGATTCAGCATAGTCTTGTATTGCTGTTTTTAAAGTAGATAAAGTCCAACTCATTTTTTATCCTGTTGTAATCGTTACTTCCCCAACTTCCCCAACTGCTTTAGCTATAAAAAAACTAGAGCCTATTGTATCATTATGCGTAACAAACATAGAAGGTGCAGTCATGCCTAAACTATCTTTAGTGTTTTCTGTTTTCACTATTCCGTACCCTGTTGTTGGTGCACTTTCTGTTCCTCTGGGTTGGATTAATGCTTCTGGATCTGTTGGTGTTATTATTGGTTCGAGTTGTGGGTGTTTAGGTTCGTAACAGTCTGGACAAACTTTTAAATTATTCCATTCAGTTTTTAATTGTGTGTATTTATACACAAATCCACATCTGTCACATTGTGCCTGAGAATATTTACCAACAGCATAAGCCACTATAAATAGCTCCTGTGTGGAACTAGATGTAATGAAGCCCTGTTACGATCTTCATTAGCAGCCAGTTGGAAATCTTGTTCATATTGTTGTTTCAACAATCCAACTCTTTCTGGATTCTTTTTCAAAGCTATGTAGTAGGCTAACCCACTAGCCATGCATGGAATAAACCTAGAAGGGACTTCTGGATCTTGGGCAGAAGCTGTTACATCATCTATACGTTGTATTGTATTGGCTACTAAACTGTAGGTTGCAACACTGTCTGGTGTTGGCCATAGTTTCACAACAGGTGTTGTTTGTCTGTCTACAAAAAATTGTGTTGGTCTACCTGTAGAAGATTTATCTGGTATGTTTAAATACTCTGATCTTCCTATCCTAGTTAGTTGCAAGTCTGTGGTTGTAGAACCGTCTACTTGTCTTATAACTGCAGAAATTATATCTATATCGTATGAATTAAGAGTATAACTACTTGTACCAGAAGTCAAGCTTGTAGTTACTTGCTCTATGGTCCAAAGATTTATGCCTCTATTAGCCCAGTCTGCAAACATGATGTTCAGAGACCGCCTAGCAGTCTCTGCATCATACCCTGTTCTAAGTTCAATACCAGCTAACTCGTATGCTTCTTCTATAGTGTCTGCAATAGTTAACTGAAATGTTTTAGTTCCAGATGTAGCCATTATTCATAATCTTTAGTGCAATGTAAAATTATAAGATAGGTATCCCCTGAACTGTGTCCAGTTGTTGTTAATAAAACGTCACCATTTTTACCTGACCCTGCTGTATTTTGTAGTCCACCAAATGGTGAAAAATCTAAAATACCATCAGCACTAGGGTTTAGTTCCATACACAAAGTGTTACTGGTAGCGTTCCAAAATAAACCTATTTTAGTAAATCCTAGAATAGAATAATAAACTTTAGTAATTTTAACTCCTGTACATGCTGCTCCATCGCTTTTGCGTGCAGTTAAAGCACTTACATCTACTTTAGCAACAGCATCTTCACCAGTGCCATCGCTTACATTAGTTAGTTGAACTATAAAGTCTTTATCACCGTCTAGTACAGTTGTTGAGGTTACTGCATCAGCCATAGTTTATCTCCTATTAAGCGTCGGCGAATGGTGTTACTATAGTTCCTGATCCTAGTATTAAGCCTTCTACTGCATACTTTGCAGAAGCCATAGCAGTAACTTTAACTATACTACCAGCTAATCCACCTTTAGTTGATCCATTCATAGTGATAACGTCATTAGAAGCACCAGATATAAAAGTTTTGCCTGTAGCATCGTCTTTACCTGTATAAAGTCCACCAACAAATTTGTCAGTGCCGTCTGTAAGTATATCCATATCTGTAGCAGCAGTTTCTACTACAAAGAAAAAACTTGCTCCTAAGTTATTGAGTTGGTTTGGGTCTGTTGGATCAGAGGGTGATGTTGTTACTATACTAGGTAGTGTAAACTTACCGTCAGCATCATTAGTGGTTAATATTTTACCTGCGTGTGCTGCTACTGTAAGTGAAGTATCAGCTGTTAAGCTAACTACTGCTGTACTACCTGCTGAAATAAAACCAGCTAATGATTTAACTGGACCTGAAAATGTCGATTTTGCCATAATTTCCTCCTTTGGAAATAAGTCTTATCGTCTTGGCTTGTCTGCTAGGTCAGTCGATAAAACAAATTATTTATCCTAGATGAATTTATTCTATAGTAATCCCTATAAAAAAGAAAGGGATCCGAAGATCCCTTTCCTAAGCTACGCTTATTGATTAAGCACCTGGAGATCCGTAGATTCCACGCCAATCACTAAAGCCAAAAGAATATCTTTCTCTAGCTTTATACCTAACGTTACCAGTTTCGAAGTCGCCTTCCATACCAGTTGTCATTGCAGCTCTTTCGAAGTGCTTCAAACCATTAGGAG